TTCATGATAAGAGAATATACTCTTGGTACTGGTGTCCTTTACTACACAAACACGAGGATCAGAAGTTCGTATTCTGGGGTACTTCACAGTTTTCTTATGAAAACGGAAATGTGGAATGGGCACACACCTTTCAAGATGCATTACAATTCTGGAACAAAAGAGGTGAAAGTGACCAGATCGTTATAACAAATCAACATGCAGTACCCACGTATAAGTTTATGACACTTGTACCTAAGATAGGTACTCGTAATGAAATGATTATTCCCAAATGGCAAAACCAAGAAGACACTGAAACTGAGAGACCAAATACCTTTGCTTGTCATGCGACTAGATATAAGGGTGAGAATGAAAAAGATTTTATCCTGAAGAATGATCCCAAGATAAGACATATTAGTTCTATGTACTACGTGAGGTAACAATGAAAATTATGGTATTAGGAGCTGACGGTTTTTGCGGTTGGCCTACATCACTAAAACTTGCGAAAGAAGGTCATGACATTATCATGATCGACAATCTAAGTCGCAGGAAAATAGATAGAGAGTTAGAAAGTAATTCTCTAACAAACATACATTCAATATACAGTAGACTTAAAGTTGCACAGGACTTGGGTTATAGTATGTACTTTATAAACTGTGACATAACAAACTACAAAGAAATATCTTCGTACATGTTACAACACGTTCCAGATGTGGTCGTTCACTTTGCAGAACAACGTGCTGCACCATACTCTATGAATAGTGAAAAAGAGAGAAGATATACCGTAGATAATAATATAATAGGAACACACAATGTACTTAATGCTATCGTTGATCACAGTCCTAATACTCATCTTGTACATCTTGGGACGATGGGCGTTTATGGATATAGCAAAGAGTTTGGAGCAATCCCTGAAGGTTATCTAAACGTCAAGATCAATTCTACACAGAAAGATACAGACATTTTGTATCCAACTAATCCAGGCTCTGTGTACCACATGACTAAGTCTATAGATCAGTTGTTGTTTCAGTTCTACAATAAAAACTGGAACATCAAGATTACAGATTTACATCAAGGGATTGTCTGGGGAACACAGACAGAAGAAACACAACTTGATGAACAGTTGACAAACAGATTCGATTACGATGGTATGTATGGAACTGTACTCAATAGATTTATATCACAGGCCGCAACTGGTAATGATATTACAGTATATGGTACTGGTGGTCAGAGACGTGCGTTTATTCACATACAGGACACTGCGAAGTGTGTACAATTAGCGGCAGAGAACCCACCAGACTCAGATAAAGTTCGTATATTCAATCAGGTTGCAGAGGTTCACTCAGTAAAAGATCTTGCACTGATGATGGAGAAACTATATCAGGCGAAAGTAAAGTTCCTAGATAATCCTAGAAAAGAACTTGCAGAGAACCAATTAGAGGTGGACAATACTGGACTCAAGAGTTTAGGATTCGAACCTATCAAACTGTCTAACAGACTTGTTGATGATGTACTATACATTGCACAACAGATGAAAGACAACATGAAGAAAGAAAACATATTAACTTCTCCGAGGTGGTAATGAGGACTGTAATTTATCAATATTATGATGGTGAAACTACTAGTGGTAACGAGGCTGGTAGAAGAGCAATGGATCAATATGCAACTAAGATTGGATCTGAATATATCTACGAACAAGATCCATACTGGAGAGAAGATCTAGGTAGATACTCTCCACACTATGGAACGTTTAAACCTATCTACACTGATGAGTTTTATGAGTTTGATTATCTCATGTATGCAGACACAGATGTGTTTCCACGTGAGGGTCTAGATGAAAACATCTTCGAAGAGTTTGCCGCAACAGGTGCGGATGTAGGTATCTGTGAAGAATGGAATGCACCAGAGGCACGTAAGAGATACACAATTGGTGGTGGTATCAATAATGCAAATGATGAGAAGTGGTGTGATACTATTAAAGAAGTATATGATGCAGAAATGCCTCGCACCAAAAGTGGTCTACCGAAAGTGTATAACTCTGGTATGATCGTTTGGTCTAAACAAGGTATGCAGAAAGCACGTGACCAGTTTCTCAAGTTCGCATCATTCCAAGCAGTGGTAAAAGGTGCAGGGTTACCAGACTTCTACACTTGTGATCAACCGTATATACATGCGATGTTAGAGGTCTGTGATTTCAACTGGGTTACAATGCCTTATAAATGGAATTCATCTGTACACTATGATCCAGGCCAGAGAAGTTCACCGAGACCTATATTGGATCTACGTGACGAAGACTATAACTTTGTACACATACAATTGAATGGTGCAGATAACTGGGACGCGGATAAACTACACAGAGTTACGAACTTACCGACAGAGGAATGGTTTCTATGAAAAATATAATACTACAACACTGGAACGGAACAAAAACATTTTGGGTAGCGAAGTGTGAGAATAGTATTAAAAAATATGCAAATGATATTGACGCAGACTATGAACTACTAGGTGGGTTTCCCATGGGTGACTGGTTCCCAAACTTTGACACGAAACCTTGGTTAGTGGTTCAAAAACTTTTTATGTTAAATGAAAAATACGATGAATATGATAATGTATTATTATTAGATATGGACATGCTTTATACTGGTGTCATTGACGATATCTTCAATCACGAAGGTGTTGGTCGATTGCACAGGAAGGGTATGACCGAAGCAAAAGCAAGTAAGAACGGTAGGAAGTGGCCTAAGTTGTACAAGAAAGGTGAACCTATGTTCTTTGGTAACTGTTTGAAGTTTACTAGAGAAGAAAGAATTAACTTGCGTAAATACTTAAAAGATGATATAATACATAAAAGTATATCAGATGATGGGTTACCTCCCAATGATGAAATCATAATGCATCATCTGATAGTTAAGAGTGGCGCATTGAAGGATAAGAAAGAACTGCAGTTACCACATGCTAGATTTTGCGATCTACCAGAAGAAGCTGCTCACAATGCGACACTCTTACATTATTGTGGAAATAGAAAAAACCAGTTATGAAGAATATAATACTGCAACACTGGCATCCTAGAGAACCTAGTAAACCTACGCCTATGATTGTAGAGAAGAGTGTCGAAAACATATCTGCGTATGCGAAACGTATGGGTGCAGAGTATAGACTTATTGACGGTCAACCGTTCCAAAAAGGATTACGTGAACAGTGTCAGAAGTGTGCAGGTATCAATGAAGAGTTCGATGATTATGATGTTGTAGTTATGTTAGATACTGATAAGTTTATGGTAAGAGGATGCAACAAAAATATCTTTGAAGCAAAGGGTATCGCATCATTTGATGATCTGCACAGAAAATCTATTTTACCCAAATTTGTAAGACAGTTTCCTCGTGTTGCAAATCTTGATTATCCTATATGGTCAGGTGCATGTTATGTAATGCCCAGAGATTTCCGACAACTCATGAGAAAACAAATCAATCCTGCGATGCGTCAAGTATTTGAAACGATGAGTTCTACACCGTATGTCGATGAAGGAATGTTTCATATAATGTGTCACAAGGCAGGATTTAAACTCGACAAGTATCTTGATGAACGTTGGGACTACAGTAGTTACAAACCAAACCCAGACAAAGCATACATGTTACACATTAGACACAAACCCAAAACTCGTGACAAAAACTATTTGGATCTGGTAGATGCAGGAATTATATAATGGCAGAAAACTTGGAAAGAAATATCTTTGCGGTATGTAGAGATCTAAAGAAACATGGTAAATCCCTAGACATCGTTTATGACATTGGTGCTAACGATGGTCGGTGGACTGCAAAGATAGGTAGACAATTACCTGCAAAACATTTCTATCAGTGGGAAGCAAACCCTAGTTGTTTGTATAGACACAAGGTATCTAATGCAACCAGATATACTCAGGTGTTATCAGATCAGGATCACCAAGAAGTTCATTTTTATATCGGGGATAGTCCTGATGTAGAGAACACTGGTTATAGTTATTATCAAGAGAATACTAAACACTACACAAAAGGTAAGTTTAGAACTTTACCCACAATTAAATTAGATACGTTTGTAAAACAAAAGAAAATACCTTTACCTAATTTTGTTAAGATGGATACTCAAGGATCTGAAGTCGATATCATACGTGGTGGTGAAAAGACATTGTCACATGCTTGGGCTATACATTGTGAAGTACCATTACTAGAATATAATATAGGATCACCTAACTTTTCTGATTACCAAAAAGCATTCAAAAGTATTGGGTTCTTTGCGACAGGTGTAGATCATATTGCAATGAAAAAGAACGTGGTATCTCAAATGGACATCACATTCATGAGAGAGGATCTTCTGGAAGAAATGTACAAGTATACTGAGAGGTACAATAAATTATGAAAGCATATTGCATAACTATACATGGAAACGAGATCTCTGAAAAAGGGTATGAAAACCTTATGGAGTCTTCTAGGAATGTTGGTAATGATTTTGAGATAGAGAAGTTTCCTGCAACACATGGTCAATACTCTGATATAGTGTTAAAGGGCAAAGGTCTCAAGTGGACATACCCATGGGAAGGTCAAAGACAGGATATTGCATCTGGACTGACACTGACTGCATACGAGACAAAGACAAAAGAAAACCGTGTAGGTTGTTTCTTGAGTCATTACAATTGTTGGGAAGACTGCCTTGCATACGAAGAACCAGTCTTAGTTTTAGAACATGATGCTTTTTTTACAAAAAAACTAGATTATGACTATATTCTAGAATCAAAGTATGATATAATAGGTATTAACGATCCTAGAGGTTGCACCAGAAAGTCTAAAGTTTACTATGATATGATACAAGAAAGAAAACAAAAGATTCAACCTGTTCCTAGAATCGATGCATTTAACATACCACAAGGTCTCGCTGGAAATAGTGCATATATAATTAAACCTAACGGTGCACAGAATATGGAATATATGGCAAAAGCACATGGTGCATGGCCTAATGATGCATTGATGTGTCACCAACTGGTAGCAAACTTAGGTGTGACTAAACAACACTATACAACGGTACAAAGGTTACCATCTACAACAACGAGTATTTGATTATGGAATGTTATGTAATTACTATTATGGACAATGAGAACTCGGTGAGTTCTGCAAAGAGGACTATCAAATCTGCTGAACAGTTTGGTAAACATGTAGAACACTGGGAAGCTACAACTCCAAAAGATAATCCACAAAAGATTATGGAAGACAAAGGTATAGACTCTAGTGCATTTAAAGAGGTCTATTCCAGACATGAGAACTGTATGGCTGCATTCTTGTCTCACTATTCTCTCTGGGAAAAATGTGCATTTGAAAACCGAGATTTTCTTATACTAGAACATGATGCAGTGTTCGTTAATCACATACCAAATACCACAATGTTAGAACACGTAGGTACTGTGGGTAAACCGTCATATGGTAAGTTCAATAGTCCTGCATATATTGGTTGGGGCCCTCTGACTCAGAAACATTACTTTGGTGGTGCACATGCATATATTGTAAAACCATCTGGTGCATGGCATCTCATGGAGATGGCACAAAACAATCCTGCACCTACCGATGTATTTTTAAATAAAACAAATTTTCCATGGTTACAAGAATGGTCTGGATGGCCAGTCGAAGTAAAAGATACCTTTACAACTATTCAGAAAACTGAAGGTTGTCTCGCAAAACATAACTACTACAAAGAAACATATGTGATAGAAAATGTCAACTAGAAAAGTATTCCCAAAAGCATTCTTAATCGGATGCGATGAAAAAACTGAGTGGATGATCTCTTGGTTTTTAAAAAATTATTTTAAACATAAAAACGAAACTAAGTTTGTGTTCGCAGACTTTGGTCTTAGTAAAAGAATGAACACGTTTGTCAGGAATCATCCGTCCATTCTTGGTGTTATGGAAATGGAAAACAAACATGAGAAGTCTTGGTTTCTTAAACCAGAGTCGATGTGGTTTGCTCCTGTTGAGAAATGTATCTGGTTAGATATTGATATAGAAGTACGTGCAAACATAGACGATCTATTTGACAAACTTGTTCCAGACAAATTAAATATGGTAGAAGACAAACCATGGACAAAGAGACGTGGTGACAATGGAGTATGGCATAACTCTGGAGTTGTTGGGTGGATACATAAACCTAAGATATTAAAAGACTGGGCATTGAAGACTGCAAACAAAAATCATAATGAGGTTGGTGATCAGGAAGTTCTACATTCTATGTTGAATCCTATTACCCAAATAACTTACATCAATGATTTGCCAAATGAATATAATGTTCTTAGATTACAAATAGAACATGATGATTACAAAGGCCCCATTAAATGTGTTCACTGGACTGGTCAAAAAGGTAAAGATAAAATTAAGGGAATGTTAGACGATGCCTAGAGTTGTACATATCTTAGGGAATGGTGACCTTGCTCCTTTATACCAAAAGGAACAACGCAAGGGTATGACCTTGACTTGTAACTTGCCTCCGTTTGAGGTAAAGAGTTATGCAACTACTATTGTAGATTTTAAATTCATGAGAGCAATTGATAAAGGTGAAGTACTACCGCCTGGTGAGTGGATCTGTGGAGTCAGACCGAAAGCATACTGTGATAAGTTTCCAAACTTCTATATGAGAATTGCACCTAGAATAAAAGAGTTCTATACAAAGAAACCTAAGTATGCCGCAAACTATACGGATCTTAACTGTGGTCACTTCGCTGCATACTGGGCACTGGAAAAAGGTAATGCGGATATTGTGCACTTCTATGGATTCGATTCTTTATTTGATTTCAACCTTCGTTCTTATTCAGACTTAGTTTTAACTTCAGACCGTGGTAACATAAACAATAACAGATTGATCGATAACTGGAGACCAATTTGGGAAGGTATGTTCAAACAGTTTCCAGACTCAGAGTTTGTATTTCATCACAAACACGATGCGATAAAATGTAAAATACAAGAAAATGTAAGAATTGCAATAAATTGTTAAAATAACGCTTGACATCCGAATCAAACTATGTCATAATAACTTTGTAATGAGGAGTTACTTATGATTGAGTATAGTGTTGAAGGTGGGACAAAAAGAGAAAGAGAGTTAGTAGAACGAGCTTTCTGTTTTGCATTACAACAGTTAATGCCTAGGAAAAGAAACCTAGAAGTAAACTTTACACTTAGAAACATGGAAGAGAATTCTGATGGTTGGCATCTTTACCTAGAAAACGGTGAACATGAGATAGACCTCCAGAGAGGATTGAGTGAGGAAGATCTTCTTACTGCAGTGTTCCATGAAATGGTTCACTTGAGACAGTACGAGAGAAATCAGTTAACAGATAACGGATTTACAAAAGGTTGGGGCGGAGAAGAATACATCTACGTTTGGTCTACTATTGAAGAGTACAAAGCATTCCCTTGGGAAGAAGAAGCATACAGACTTCAAGAAACTTTATTTGAAAACTTTGAAATTAGTGCTTGACATCCGAATCAATTTATGTTACTATAGTTCTTGTGAGAGGAAATAAAATGGAAAAGGAAATCGAATCAACCCCAGATCATGATTGTTATGATCACGCAGTTCAATATGAATTTTATGAAGATGAACGTAGATATCACGGATGGGAATGCGCCCAGTGTGGTGAACTATTACAAACTGGTTAGGAGAGAGAATGACCAAGTATACTTTTGAAAACGAATTGGTTAGTGACCTTCATAAGGATGCACGTAACCATAGACCTACCATGGGTTTCATGGCAATGTGGAACGACTTGACTGATGATCAAAAGCAGGAATGTTGGGATAATCTCATTGCAGAAATGAAACTGTCTCAGGAACAAGAGACTGCTTCTGCAAATGCGGCACTTTCTGTCTTCAAGACTGATCTTGCTATGACCATGCAAACCCTTATGAAAGATTGGAAGGGTGCGTTGGTTGCGATGGCAAGACATCGTGAAAACATAGTTATCGATTCTGTGTGGTCTGCAGAGAACAACCAGAACCTAGAACACTTCCTCTGGAAGCAGGGTCTTGGTTTCGGCAAGATCGATGAGATTACAAATAAGTTTTTTCCAAGCAGAATTTTATAGAAGGAGTTTTAGAGTTACCTTTGACGGAAGGTATCGTGGTGACTGAATAATCCGTGAACGTGCGGATAAAGTAATACCGAAGGATCTTAGCGGATCGTCTTAGCGGATGCAGGTAGATTTGAAAGCCAGTAGAGCGGGAGCGTTCAGAGCGAGTAGATGTAGGTATTCCCAAATCCTACCCACACATAAGCGGGTGTAGTTCAGTGGTAGAACGTTACCTTACCAAGGTAAATGTCGTAAGTTCAAATCTTACCACCCGCTCCAATTACTTGAGACATTTATACAACATTACATTTTGTTTTTCCTTTTTTGATAAATAGTTGTATAAATGTCTCTAAATAGATGGAGTAAGTAAATGAGATTGTCAGACGAAATGCACACCAAAATGGTTTTGCATATTTTGCAGAACGAATTTCATTTGCCCATAAAAAACGGTAAGTGTAACAAGGCATCAATCGAAGACAAGATCGTTGTAGGATTATATCAAAAGGATATACCACCATTAGATCAAGAGGACGTTGACTGGATTTGCTTACTAATAAACGATTTAATTGCGGATTATAAGGATAATCCAAAGGAATATCGGCAGGGTTGAGAACCACTCCTCTCTCTCAACTTACAGGTTTTCCCCTGTCGATAAGTTATCGGGTGATCACGTAATAGATCCGCGCAGGGCCACGGTTAGCTCTGCATTTTAATTTGGGGTACAAAAATGAAGACAATAACTACTACGGTACTAGCACTTGCCTTAACAACCAGTGCAGCAATCGCGCAACCATTTTCTCTAAGTAACAAGGTTGTATCAGAATACAATATTGATACAGAGATTATGACAATTGACTGGACACCAAAAGTAGATTTGGGTGTTGGGCCAGCAAACCTTGCAGTTAGTTCAGAAATCAACATCGTAAATGATGAGACTTTTAACTTACTAAATACTTGGGACAATGGTTCCAGACCAGACATCGATTTCAAAGTGACTTACGATATTTGGGAAAGCATGTCTGCACATGCAGAGACATCATGGGATCTGAACAAATCAGATATGGGTGAAACCACAGTTGGAGTTTCATTCAACTTTTAATTAGAAGGTGGTTATAATGGCAGAAGACCAATATGAATTTGATAGTTTTGACTTTGGATTTACTGCAGTCGATGAGACTGAGTTAGATATTGTAAAGAAGAAATTAGAAGAAACTACAAAGGCAGAAGATCACATTATAACCACCCAAAACAAACTTGACAGTTTGTACAATGCAATACAACCGTTATTGCAGAATCTTAAAAAGAATCCAGAAAAAGAATACATCCTTTGGCCGAATCGAATCGAAAAGGTTGACCAATTCGAGGATCATTTAAGAAAAATATACACTTCCTAGAAAAAAAATTATAAGTGATTGATTTTAAACGAATCTTTTTTTCACTTTTTTTCATTTTTTACTTGACATTCCTTTCAATATATGCGATAGTATATATGTAATCAGAGAGAAAGGTATTACAAATGTCAAATCAAGTAGATTTTATCAGTGCTCACAATGGTGGAATTCAGTGTTGTTCAGATACTGGTCTTATCGGTTGGTCTAGTACTGCTGAAGGTATCGCATATATCTTGAGAACTAAAGGTATTGCAGAAACAGTAATGGGAAGTTCTTCAATGGACTTTGCATCTGAAGAAGGATTTGCAACTGATAATGGTGCGAAAATACTTTGGACACAAGCATTGGAGTTAGTGTAATGGCATATTTCTATGAAGATTGGAGAGACAAAAAGTTGACTGTTGAACAGGAAGGTCAGTTCATGTTGAACTTCAAAGAAGCAGAACTTCAAATGGCAAACAGTCTTGAGGACACTGCAACCAATCTTAGAGAGGGTGCTTCTGATGAGAAGGAAGCAGCTATCAGACATCTTGAACATCTTGTCGATTGTTTGAGAAAAGGTAAATTAGAATTAAAATGGAACATTAGTTAGAGAGGATTATTATGGAATTTAATGTTGAGACAATTGATATAGACATCGTTACCTACGAGGGTACTATCCCTACAGGTTTTGATTTGACTGTCTATGAACAGGGTACACCACCAGAAGACGGTATGGTGTGTTATGGGTTTGATGAAGTTGGTATGTTTGATGGTGATTTCAAAACACCTCAGTATGCCTTTGTAAAATTGGAGAGAGTTCAATGAGTGTAGAAAAAGTTGTAGATCAGATTGTAGAATTTGTTGCTTATGTGGAAAGTTTCTACAGTAAAGGTGGTGTTTATGATATGGGTGCGACAGCATCACAAATTCTAACAACCACACAAAAGTACATCAACCAAGTTGGTATGTACTCCGAAGAGAACGGTTTAGGTTTCTCTGGAGATAGTATGGATCGTGAACATGTCAGAGACATCATGATCAAAGATTTTGGTTTGATTTTCCCTAGTCCTAAAGGAGTTTCGTAATGGGTTTAAATATTTCAGTTTATCGTAATGCAGAGTTTGGTGATACCGATTGTACAAACGGTGGTATCACTAGTATGTTCACTCAGTTGAACGTGGTCAACGTTTCGGGGCCTTTCGAACCTCGACCAGACATTCCACCAGTTCTGTTAGTTGATGACAGACCAATGGGTAGACCATATCCAAAATTAGTTCCTGCAGTCTGGAATGAGATTGATGAATGTTGGGAACGAGTAAAAGGTTGGTTCATGGCAGGTGGTAACTTTGCAGGAACCAGTGACAGTCGATTTAGGTCAGACGGTATGACCGCAGGAATTTTACCAGTACATGATAGAACGGAGAATTATTCATGAATATTGAAAAAGATATGACACAATCAGAACGTATGGCAGTTATTCGAGAACATGCTCAGAAGTTTACAAAGAAGTTGAAACGAAATCAACGTGTCCGAAAAACCGAGACGAAATCGCTTGACAAATCAGTCGAAATGTTTTATAATCAAGAAAATATCAACCATTGGACTGATGCGTCTAAATATGCAGAAGAACATTACGGTGATGTTTATCGACAAACAACGAGGTACGATAATGAGTGGGATTGAACGGACTAATCGATTATCAGTTGATGTTATGGAGCTGAGTGATAAAATCGCTCAACTCCAAACAGAGGTTGCACTGTTGAGAATAGAAGTGCAAAAGTTAAAAGAAGTTAAGAGAGGTGATAGAAAATGACAGGTGCTTGGTTGGGGTTGAACATAAACTTCCACACAGATTCTGATAAAGAAAGTATTTTAGAGTATGATGGTTTCTATCATCACAATGGATACGTTTTGTTAAAAGAATTGATTCCAGACGATGAGGGGTTCAACAAAACTTGGTGGACGTGGGGAAAACATGATGATGGATATGTGATAAATCCTACACATCTGAAAGGTCTAAGTAGTGATGCATATGCAGATGTCAACGAAGCATACGAAGTGTTTCAGAAAAAAGTTGATCAACTATGAGTATGCACATGATACGTGGAGTTCAAGTCCACGGAAAATCTAAATTAAAAAGAAAAGCAGGATGGAAGAAAGCACAAGACGAACACGATGCATTTCTAAAAAAGATGGGAGTGACTGGTAAAAAGTCTAAGTGGAGATCCGATATTCCAGAGTACAAATGTAGAGAGACTGTACCGACCAGTGATGTTATTTGTAGTAATGGATCTAAGAGAGAGGCACAGAAATATACTGGTACTCTAATCAAGGGTATTGCAACAATGCACAAAAGTAATGCAGTACCAGTAACCAATGACAGGGATGCGAAAGCAATCGCACGTATGAGAAGATGAACCATTCTATTGAACAACTAATTGAAAGAATTAATGCAATGAAGGATCTTGCAGTTAAGGCGCACCGAGTAAGAAATCAATATTCGAGTCTAGCACGTGAGGATTATGATCACGATGCATGTAAACATTTACTAGAACAGGTGCAGGAGTTGGCAAGAGGTATTGCGAACGATCCTATTGGAGATAAGATACCTACCGAAATGGAGTACAAAGATCTAGAAGATATTGTATTGGATAATGCCTTAAAAGATCTTAAAGGTACAAGAATGGATGATGCATATTACTACTTCAAAAAATGATATAAATAGAAGTATGATAAATGTCACAGAAAGAGCAAAAGATTATCTATCTAGGGTAGGTGATCCAAACGTATCACTAACTGTAAAAGGTGGTGGTTGTTCTGGTTTCCAATATGAATGGGGAGTGACAGACGCAAAACCCACAGTAGAAAATCTCTGGTTAGATCCGATGGCAGAAATGTTTGTATTCGGATGCACTATAGATTATGTCGAGGAACTTGGCGGATCTTATTTAAAAGTGGTAAATCCAAACGCTACTGCATCTTGTGGATGCGGAGAGTCATTTGCGGTATAAAATTTAATTTAAAAAAAATTAAAAAAAGTGCATTTTTCGCTTGACATCCAAATCAAAATATGTCATACTGTATTTGTAATAAGAGAGGATTTTACAAATGGCATATATGTCTCAAGTTAAGAAAAAAGAATTATCAGTAGGAATCAAAGAGGTTCTTAAAAAGTATGGTGTGAAAGGTTCTATCGCAGTTCGACACCATTCTAGTTTAGTTGTCAATATCGCGTCTGGTGAGTTAGACTTCATGACTGCTTTTCAGAAGCACAATGACGAATATGCAGAAATGCGAGACGTACCTGCTCATGACGTAGGTGACAATATGCAAGTCAATGTCTACTGGGTTGAAGAGTGGATGAACAAAATTGGTGAAACCAAAATTGCAAACTTCTTTTCAGAGTTGATTGCTGCAATGTCAGGTCAAGATACTGGTTGGTATAACAAGTCAGATATCATGACTGATTACTTCGACATTGCTTGGTATAACGACATCAATGTCGGTAAATGGAACAAGGGGTACGTATGTACCGCTTGACATTTGTTTTAAAATGTGGTAAGCTTATCTTGAGAGGAGATTCGTAATGGACGTAATTGAAATTGTAGAAGACCTAGAACAACTAGATGGTCTTGAAGGTACACAGATGTACTACGCTGCCTTTGAACATATCCAGAAAAAGTGGATAGAACGAAAGGCAAAATTCGAAGAGGAAGTTGACAGACAACTTTCTTGGTTATGTGATTAGAGAGGAATTACATTTATGGCAAAACGTAAAATGACACCAGAACAAAAGGCTGCGGCAGTTGAGAGACTTGCCAAGGCACGTGAGAAAAGGTTGAGAGAAAATCCACCTAAGTATAAAAACATAGATCCTGCCGTACTCGCACGAGGTGAAGACGATCCGTTTTACTTTCGAAAAGTACAAGGTTGGATCAAGACTCAGAAAGAGTTACTATCAACTGCACGTCAAGGACTACGAAGGAAAGAGAAAGGTGCAGAAGCACGTGTTGCAAATCACCAAGCATACATTCGAAACTTAGACACCTACTTACGAAGTGGTCTCTATGTCGATGATTTCTATGGTGAGATGGGAGAACACAAAATCAAATGGAGATGTGTTGCACCTGCATACGATAGTGAAGGGATGGTTAAGAGAACCCATGGAGTTTTCTATAATGATATAGGAACAGTTTACACTGGACAAGAGGAGTTCGCATAATGTGGAAAGTTGTTGCAGAAGTTTTTGGGGATGATGGTTACGTACTTGAAAACCCAGGCCTGACTTACGAAGAAGCACGAGTTAGGCACCAAGAGTTATGGAGTACTGATCGATACGGTATGGTCATAACACAAAAGATGAAACAAGGAGACTAGATGTCAGAAATAGAAGAGCAGTTTTTATCTAAATCAAAATTCTCGAAACTAATAGAAAAGACAGTCATTGAAAAATCTATTGGTTACATGGAAGCCATCCTACTGGTTTGTGATAGACACAAGATCGAACCAGAGGATGTTCGCAAATTTGTCTCACCAATAATTAAAGACAAGTTAGAAGCAGAAGCGATGGAGTTGAATTTGTTACCAAGAGGTAATACAATCGACTCTTCGCTTTTTGTATAAATACACTTTACAATACAATATAAATGTGTTATAATATTTCAGTTAATACTTCAGCAAACATAAGGACAATATAATGTCATTCGAAAATCTAAAACGCAACCGCGACCAAATCTCAAAACTCGTACAAGCAGCAGAAGCTGCAGGTGGGAGTGCTCCTGCAGAAAAGAAAAACTACGGTGATGATCGTATCTGGAAACCAACTGTCGATAAGGCAGGTAATGGTTATGCAGTACTACGTTTTCTTCCTGCAACCGAAGGTGTTGAACTACCTTGGGTTCGTTATTGGGATCATGGGTTCAAAGGCCCAACTGGTCAGTGGTATATCGAAAACTCACTAACATCAATTGGTCAAGCAGATCCAGTCGGTGAGTTGAACTCACGTCTATGGAATTCTGGTATCGAGGCAGACAAAGAAACTGCACGTAGACAGAAACGTAGATTGCATTATGTTGCAAACGTTCTGATTGTTTCAGATCCAGGCAACCCTTCTAACGAAGGTAAAATAATGTTATACAAGTTTGGTAAAAAGATCTTTGAGAAAATCATGGACGCAATGCAACCAGCTTTCGCAGATGAGAAACCTGTAAACCCATTTGATATGTGGGAAGGCGCAGACTTCAAATTGAAAATCCGAAACGTAGAAGGATATCGTAATTATGATAAGTCAGAATTTACTACAGCATCTGCACTACATGATGGAGACGACTCCAAATTGGAAGGAGTCTATACACAACTACATAACCTCGGTGAGTTTACTGATCC